TTGAGTAGATCACGTTAGTTCCTGCTGAGAGGACCTGACCTACAACATTGTCGATAGAGTCTGCAGCGTTGTAAGCGATGATGTCAGCAAGTGCTGAGTCAACATCGTTGAATGAAGTTAGGTTTAACTTCTTTGTTGTTGTTACTGCTGAACCGTATTCGTTCAGAGTTACTGTAACCTGTGATGGGTTACCTAGTGCAATGCTTGAAACATCAGTAGATTCATTCAATGTAGATGTAGCTTGTGCCAAATCTGAATAGATTGAGAATACAACTGATGATCCTGGCATAGCCTGTTGTACTGGCTTCACGTCAGCAAGTGAACGCATAACAGGAATGGAACGTAGTGCCATTCTTACATACTGATCGTATGCTGTTCGTACGAGGTTGCTGATTTCGGAGGTGCCAGTAGGGGTACCTTGTGGTACTGCCATTTGTCTAGCCTTTCGTTAGGATCGGATTTTAGAGTCCAGACAATCTGATAACTTCATCCAGTTCTTCTCTGCTATTTGCATTCATAAGTTTCTGCATAATGTTGTCGTTGTGTTCGGGAGATGATCCTGATTCGACAGTATTAGTCATACGCTTATATGCAGCAGCATCGGCTGGATTAACATTAGGTCTTGCCTGGTTTTGGCTAAGTTCGATACCGAATACATCGGCATTATCTTCTAGCCATTTAGATACAGACTCTTCAGTTGGGTCTATATCCTGTGGGATAAATGAAGCAATTTTGCTATTTACCCCGCGACTTGCGAGGGTGTCTTTGATTGCTCGTTCACGTTGCGCTAATGAAAGATTTGTTAGAGCAGATTCTTTTTCGCTCAGTTCTCTTTCTTTTGCTTTTAGTTGTTTACGCAGTTGTTTTACAAGGTCATTGCTTGATGAGTCCAAGTCGAAATCATCATCCTCGTAGTCATAGTTGGACATAGGTCCTTCTCCCATTCTTGTTAGATTGACGCAAGCCTCACAGTAACCTTGGGGGAGGTAGTGTGGCTCTTGCTACTGGTTTTGTTATCACTCCAATGGACCAGTCATCCCATTGGCAGGCTTTGTTATTTAGATAGCGCCAGCACGATCACGTGCTAGGGCACCCATACCAGCCCTACCGCTAAAGGCGGAGGTTTCTAGTTCGGTGAGTTTCTTGCGCTGTCTTTGTGCTTCTACTTGACCAGGAAGGTTGAAGATTTCCTGCTCTGCAGTTGCTTGTGTGTAAGGTCCTGTTTTGTAAATATCTGCTAGTTGTGATGCACGTGGAAGGATCTGTGCCGCAGCCTGGTAACCCTGGTCTGCTTGCTCCTTAGTTACACCATAACGCTGTAGGTATTCAGCATCTGCAACACTGGTTCCTAGACCAGCACGTACTGCTGCTCCACCAATCTCTGCTGCTGTCACCTTGCGCTTGATATCTTCGATAGCCTTAGATGGATCAAGTGTATAAGCCAAGATATCTCCATTAGAGATTCCTGGGTAGAATGTCTTAAGCGCTTGTGCCACCTCTGGGTTGGCATTCATAACACGCTTTTGTGCTGTTGAGATACGGTCTTCTAGTTCTGCTGGACTTACATCGCCAGCAATAAACTTTTCAAATCCTTCTTGACGGCCCATCTCACCACGTGAGTAATAGGTATTTGGCAGTCCATACTGACGCATAACATTTTGGTACTGGTCCTCTAGTCCTACATACTCTGCCTCTGACAAGGCACGAAGTCCCTTGGCTACACGTTGTGCGTTAGCCGCAAAGCGCCTTTTGTAAGAATCTGTTTGACGCAAACGTAGAGTAAACTCAGATGGAGAAATACCTTCTTCAATAAAACTCTTAAGTTCTGGTACTAGACCACCGATACCTAAGTCATTAAATTGCTGATATAGCAAATCGTATGCAGATTTATTTGCTGCATCTTTTGCTCCACTTTTTGCAAGAACTTTAGTAGTTCCATTTGAAAGTGTTGCAATTACATCGCCAGTTGTTGGGTCCGCATAGGTGCTAACAACCGTCACACCCGCAGGTAAATCTCCTGAGTCACTTGTGTCACTTGCTCCACCCACAGTGAAGTCTTCTCCACCACCCATACTGCTCATAGTCATCTGTGTTGATTGACCAGAGCCTACATTTGGAACAAACTTTTCTACATACTGAGCGCCACCTTCGCCTACGCGAACAATGACCTGTCCAGTCTTAGGATCAACTGCATAGCCAGTTGCTGTTGTAAATGGATCGTAAGCACCAGGCTGACCTGTTGGACCATAAAGTAATTTACGGATATCTTCTGGAAGACTTGCTCCACCTTGACCAGTCTTTATCCAAGGCACCGCTACAGAACCACGAGAACCTGCTCCGCCTTCTGCCATAGTGTAGGCAAAATCTTTAGCAGGCACATCGCCTTTTGCATTAAGATAGAAATCGTTTTTAACAACCATTGTTATCCCTGGAATCCTAACTGTTGTAGAACATTAAGCCCGATACCTGATACTTCTTGACGAGCATTGTTTGTGTACTGCCAACGTGGGTCTTTGCGTAGTGAACGCTCCCAATCGTAAAGAGTCATTTCTTTCTCAGGACCGATAGCAGAACGCAGAGTCTTATCGTTGAGATTGATAGTTTCTGGGTTTACCTCAAGCACTGAAGCCATAACATTCTTGTATGGTGCATAGACAGCATCTAAGTTAACGCCAAGTTTTAGTAGTGACTTAACGTTGTCTGGTAAACCTCTAGCGGCAGTCTCACGGATGACGTTCTCAAACGTATCTGGTGATTCACCTTGAAGAATCTTTGAAAGCCAAGTCTGTGCTTGGTTTCCAAATTGTGCATCAAAGTCAAGACCATTAGCAGCAGCAGTCTTCTTGAGTTGAGAAAGAGCACCACCTGCTACTCCACCTAGTGCTACAGTTGGAGAGTAAGTTAACTTGGCTCGGATAAGTCCATCTACTAGAGATGAACTTGCACTGATGCCCATAGACAAAGCATTGTTAACAATCTCGTCAACATCCTTTTGAGCAAGTGTTACACCTAGTGCAAGAGCACGATCTGCAACTGCTTGGCTAAAGTCCTTTTGCTGACCCGCTGCCTTAGTTCCTTTGTAGCGTGGATCGTTACGTAGCAACGCCTCAAAGTCTGCAAATGTTTTGCCACCCTTATCATCAAATACATTCTTGAGTAGTGGGTCATTCTCACTAATTGTCTCTGGATCGATATCGAAGTACTGAGACATAAGTTTGATGTAGTTGCCGTAGATTCCGTTGAGGTTGTATCCACTCTTGAGTAGTCCTGCAACATACTGTCCACGTCCATCTGCAGCCTTATCACGGATAGCCTGACCTACTAGGTCAACAGACTCACCGTTTTTAATACGCGCTAACCAACCGTTGACCTGATCTTTGAAATCTGTATCAAGGTTAAAGCCGTTGTCCTGTGCAATACGAGCAAGTTGCTGACGTGCCTGTCCTTCGAGGTTGCCTTCTTCGATAGCAAGAGGTGCACTAGTAAAGCGCTTGTCAGTTCTTAATAGGTTTGTAAACTGAGTGGTATTGATTGCACCGTTCTCAGTAAAAGCCTTCTTAAGTAATGGGTCATTAAGATTAATGCTGTTAAGATCAGCGATGCCAAATGAAGTAGCCATTGCTCTAATAAACGGATCATAGATATCACGCAGATCAGTGCCAGCAGCAAGTAAATCTTTTACATACTTAGACTGATCCTGGCCTGCCTTGTCACGAATTAGTTGTTCGTAATCTGCAGGATCCTTGCCCTTGAATATCTTTTGCAGCCAGTTATCAATGCTTCCACCTGCTGCTTCATTAAGGTCAACACCATTAAGACGTGCTGTTGTGCGAAGCAAACGTAGTGCCTTACCAGTAGGACCTTCTGCAAGTCCACTGGCAGTGACATAACGTGATAGTGCATCTAACTTAGATAGAGTTTTCTTCTCATTGGCTAGGTCGTATAAACCTCCAGCGATCTTTGTTAACTCATCATCAGTTATATTAAGACCTTCTTGGTTTGTTAATAACTTTAACTCACCCTTAACCTCAGCCAAACCACGAGCATAAGCATTTTCGTTTTCTAGTTTGTCAAGTTTCTTCTGATAGTCAGGAGCAGTTGGGTTCTTCTCTATCTCAGCCTTAAGTCTTTCGTATTGGCGCTTTTCAAATCCACGCTGGCGTACATCGCCTGCTGATGTTTGCCACCACTTAGTGTTCTTAAGACGATTAAGGAACTCAGCATCCTTCATATCGTCATTTACATCTGCTACGTTTCCGATAGCAGCGCGAAGAAGAGCGTTTAATTCTGGGTCTTCAGCAAAAACACTATCAATATCGCCATAGGTTGCTTTTGCCTTGGCTAAGATTTCATCAAATGGAGTTAGTGGAACAGGGCCTGTAGGACCTGTTGGACCTGTGGGACCTGTGGGACCTGTTGATCCTGCAGCACCCATAGATGCTTCTTCTGCCATACGGAAAGATCCAACATTAAAGCCAGATGGGACTTCATTAGTTCCAGTTGGACCAGCAGGCCCTGTTGGGCCTGTTGGGCCTGTAGAAGTTTGTCCTTCTGTCTTCTTCTTTAGATCTGCAGCAGCCTTGGCTTCGGCTTCTGCCTTGATTTTGTCTGCTTTTGCTTTAGCAGCAGCAGATGCTTCTGTGCGTGTCTTTGTTAACCCAGCATCTGGGCCAGTAGGACCTTGTGTTGTTTTAGTTACAGTTGCAGCAGCGGCAGCAGTAGCAGCAGTTCTCTTGCCTGTTGAATCCCACTTCTCATCACCACGAGTCCAACCACCAGTAGCCTCATCGTATACTGCTGTACCAGGTACACTAAATGGACGCTTAACAATCTGTCCACCTTTAACAGCAATGTTAAGTGACTTAGCAAGCGTTTTAATTTGAGTATCTATTTTAGTGCCTGAAATAAAGGATTTGGCTCTGCTTACTTCTTGAGAAGTAGACTTAGGGTTAGCAATAGTCTCAACTAATTTCTTGCGTGTAGCAAGTAGTCTATCAAGAAGTTCTTTGTCTTTTTTGGCTTGTGCGTCTTTTCTAGCCTTTAACTGTTCAGCATCTTTAAATGCTTTTTGCTTCTTTAATTCTGCTGCGCGATCTGCATCGGCTTTTGCTTTTTCTGCTAAGGCAGTTCTAGCATTTGCAATATCTTGCTCTAATGACATATTAGTCTACACCTAACGCTTGCTTGAAAATATCATAAAAGCCGAAGACTTTTCTGGACTTTGCTTCATCTGTTCCTGCAATTCTTTGGAACAAAAACTCTTCAACATCTGGACCACCAGTTTGAGTAACGACGTTTGTCTTACCACCAGAGTATGTAGTCTTAGTAGGCATATCCTTTTGACGCTTAGTTACCTGTGAATAGTACTTATCAAACTCAGCCTTAGTAGGACCGCGACCTAGTAGATCTTCAAAGATCTTGTTAATAAGTGTGCGACCTTCTAGTGGTGTAGATACACGTGTCTGCACTGTAGAGGTTGGACCTTTAGCAGTACCAGTACCTTCACTGATAGATTCTACAATAAACTCACTACGTGAAATATCTCCACGATAATCACGTAACATTACGCGGGCTTCTTCCATATCTGAAATAGCCTTGATTAACTTAGGAGTTAACTTTGTAACTGGCTTGCCACGATAGTAAGGAGTTTGTGCAAGACGAGTTGAAAGAATCTTAATTCCTTCTGGGCCACTATTGGCAATACTTGTGATGTATTCCTTTAGACCAACCTCTGGTGTTGACTGTCCCTGAGGGGCACGTGGTGCCGTTGCTGCAGCACGTGCTGCGTCTGGCGAACCAAACATTGGACCCATATTATGCTCCCATCAATTTTGAGAATAGTACGTTGTACGCACTTAATGTATTCTCATTCGTCTTAGATAATTGTTGCAACTTAGCAAGCGTATCTGTTTCTTCAACATCTACTAAATATGAACTGCCAGAAATTTTCTTTAATGACTTCTTTGACTCCTGGAACTTGTCATAGATAACAAGCATTTGCTTAAGTGTAGATACAGTCTTAGGCGCAGCCTTGAAAGCCTTCTCATCACCAAGCATATTGCGTAGGTCATTAAGAGCAGCAACACGTTCGATGGCTCGCTTGCCACCTTGGTTGATCTCTTCCTGTACTAATGGACGACCAGCCTTGAAGGTTGTCGACCAATCAGTCCATTCCTGACGTAGGCGACTGCGTTCAAAGTCTGTTCCTACCTCAGTCAATGACTTCTCAAATGTATCCTTGCGATCATAGTAAGTCTGTAGATCTGCTGCTGTTTGTACCTCACGTAGGTAATCTGTAACAGTCTTGTTCTTACGAAGACCCATATCAGTCATAGTCTTGTATGCATCCCAAGAGTATCCAGCCTTGTGAGGAATAAGGAATGCTGCACCTTGACGGTACTCATTGAACAGATCCTGGTTGTTCTCAACGAAAGCATTTGATTCTTCCGCATAACGGAAGTATGCAACTGTTGTACGGTCTGACTCAGAGACTGTAAATGGAATCTGGTCTGGATATAGTTCTACCCAGCGCTTCATTGCAGCGTCATAGTCGCCTGGGTACTCATTGAGTACGCTATACCAAGCCTGCTTGAAGTTGGCCTTACCATTGTCACGTGCCCACTCAGTAATGTCTGAGCGCAGTTGAATCTGTGGTGATGCTGGTGCAAAGAAGCCAAAGAAGACACGAAGACCTAGAATACCTAGCGTAGTGTTTTTCAAACGCACGCGATACTCTTCAAGTTCTTGTGGTGTAAATGCGATAGGAGTCTTAACCCCATCAATCATCTCGTACTTCTGCTCTAAGCCGTGGCCTGCAGATTCAAGATATGTCATAGACTTACGCATCGCTGATGCATACTGTCCATCACGCTCATCTTGGTTCATTGCAGCGTAGATACGGTTGAAGTGTGCTGGTAAGAACGCTGAAAGCATTGACTGATCTTCAGCATAAGGTCCAAGTGTTAGGCGAGTAATCGTATCTGCTGATCCTGGGCTAAAGATTCCCACTAGATTAGAGATAGTCTTAATAGATACACCCGATAATGGACCTGCAAATGTAGGCATTAGTGAATCTGGGTTCAAAGATGGTGTTAACATCTTGACTTTTGCACCAAATTCCACTGGGAATGGCACCTTAAACTCTGCTGGTACGCCTAATGCTTGCATTACACCCTGAACAACACGGTAAACCTGTGTCATTCCTGGATAAACGAAGTATGGCTCACCCTTATCATCTTCTTGAATCCAACCAGAGTGAGTAATTCCCTCGTATGTAAGGCTTGCCTTAACGATTGCGTCTGGATTGTACTTAACAACACGTGTAATACGTCGTGCAAAGTCCTCAGATGCACGATAGAAACGTGCAAAGTTACGAATTGAGAAAGCCATCTGGCTTTGGACCATTGGGTTATCCACATAAGCCAGTGTTTGTAAACGTGCACGATCTTCTACGATCTCTGCCAGTCTGCGTTCTGCTTGTAATGTAGCCTTTTCAATAGCCTTGGTGTTTGCAGGATCAATACCGCGAGTAAAAGAATCAATAAACGCTCTCTCATAACCAGTATCTTCCAACTGCTTACGGAACTGAATCATATTGTAGAGAACAATAGGTTCACGTGACATACGTGCATTGGATTCACCAAGCCACTTGTAGCCAAATTCCATAATAGATGACGTGTAGTTACCAGAATCTGAAACAGCAATTAACTTAGGACCGTTGATATAGTCAGGAACATCAGCACGGTTAGATGGCAAATCGTCTAATGTTAGTTTGCCAGATATAAAATATCTCTTACGTACTGGGTCATAAGAACGGAACTGATTGAGCAAGTCAGTATTAATAGTCTCGCCATCTTGCTTAACCATTATCTGCTTGACTGCTTCGTAAATGTTTTCTGCGTGGCCTTGTTCATCTGTTTCGTAGTCTTTCCAACGGAAACGCTTGGAGACTTCTGGGTTATTCTTAAGCCACTCACGTGCAGAAGCAATAGCAATCTCTGGATTATCAAGGTTTGCAAGAACTGAAGTAGCGAGTTCATCATTGGCATAGTAGCCAATACGAAGAAGCCAACTTGTTTTTGCTGAATCATCTGCAAATGGATCTATACGTCCGTAGTTTTTCTCAACTTTAGCACGCTTTAGTTCCTTAGGTATATTTACCTCAAGGGCTGCAACACGAGTACCAGTATCTCTCTGGTAATTAATTGATCGCTGTGTATAGTCAAGTCCAACGTTAAGATTCTTACCGCCTTCGACTACATCTTCAAGAGCATTGTTGAGATCACCAAACTTAATTTGCTTTGCAAGGATTGCAGTATCACGTTCAATCATTTTACCAAGGCCGATAGCCTTGTAGAAGCGATTCATCTTGCCTTCGCCAAGAGCCTGAGCGTATAACTCACGAATCTCTTCAACATCCCCACCGCGTTCACGAATCTCTTGTACCTTTTGTGCATACTTTTGAGACTCGTTCTTATTAACCATACGCATAATTACACCTAGTGGATCTTCTGCACGGCCTTCCCACTTAGTTAAACCTTTAGCAGGTTGTAGGAATGTACGAGAACGTGTTGATAGGTGCTTTGCTACTGGAATACCCCAAGGGTTCTTACCAATAGCAAGGTTAACCATTAAATCTTCTGTTGCGTTACGTAGCGCGTAACGTGGTCCAGCAAGCGTTAGGAATACCCAAGCAGATGTTGTCTTTTCCATAAACTCTGAGTGTGAAAAACCCATTATCTTTTGAACAAGTGTATTTTTAGCAGCAAGTCTGTCTACATCTACAAGAGTAGGTGCAGACACCCACGATGATAGATCCGTTGCAACAAGTGCAATAGACTCATCAGATCCTGCTGGGATAGACGGGTTACGTCCGTTAACAGTAAGAGCAAAAGATGGCTTTTCTTTACCAGTTGCAAGACGTTCAATGTTTTGACCAGTCTTGCCAAGGTTGATGCCACGGAAATCTGCAACAGTTGCCCAGAGTCCAGAGTACATAACCTTGCGTGTACCTTCATCTGCGTTGTCAAATGCTTGAGCAAACAATTTAGATTCACGTTGTGGCATAAGAGTACGTGCTAGGCGAAAGATTTGAACATCAGCATCTTTAGCCATTACATCCAAACCTTCCATAGCAGCGTATGGGATTGGTGTAAACTTTTGCTTAAACTTATCAATGCGCTTTGCAACCATTGCTGTTGAAAAGTATGCAGCGTTCTTAGGGTTAGCATTAGCCTTAAGATCTGCAACAATCTTTTCCTGATTGTCAATGATTGCTTTAGCAATTCCATCATCTGTTGCTGGTGCACCAAAGAATGTATCTTCTACAAAGAGTGGGCCAACACGATCAATATCAAAAAATTTGTCTGCTGTAGTTAAAAAGTTGATACGTGCTTTGCGTTGAGCATTAAGTGTAGGCATCAACACACGACGACGACCAATTTGACCAGATATCATTTCATCTGTCTGCTTGGTATCCTTGAAGAAAGCCTTAGCACTGAGTGCATCTGTAATAGGTATAGCGTTATCGGCTGTATTGGTAAAAGACTTGATAACTGCTGGACCAAACTCTGGGGCCATAATTGCCATCTGGTTTCTGATAGCAAGTTGCTCTGCAGTATTCTTAGTTTCTTTCGCCTTAGTAAAATCTTGAAGTAACTTGCCATACTGATCCCAGAATGCAACGTTATTAGACTTTGAGAAGTAGTCATCTACTCCACCATTCTTGCCAATAACAACATCTAGTGCGTATCTGTTAACATCAATTAAGCGCTTTGCTCTACCAGCAAGTAATAATGGATCTGCAAATATACGATATGCAGCATCAACGGTACCTGATACAGCCCTGTACGCAAGACCGCTCTTAACTAAATCACCTGGAGTTATAGCATCAATAAGGTTTGCAACAAAGCGACCTGGAGAATACTTAGCAGCATTTACCTCTGCTAGGGCATCATTAAAGTTTGCCTGTTCTGCACTGATTACTTCTTCAGTTGCACCACGTTGTGTGCCTTGAGTTTTCTGTGCAAGACGAAGATACGGAAGTTCTTCTGGAGTTGCCCCTTTAATCAACTTACCTATGTCTTCACCAGCAGCAAGTTTCATAGCAACGTTTACTTGTGCATTGCCATACTTAGCCCTGACTTTGCTAATGCGATCTGGGCTAAATACCTTGTCGCCTTTATCGTTAGCAATATCCCAAGCATTACCTGCACCTACTAAAGGTACACCTTGATCTAAAGCAATAAGACCTGTACGTGCTACACGTGTAGATAAGTCTGAAACATTCTGCAAACCAGCAAGTGCTTTGCCTACACCAGCAGCAACTGCTCCACCTGTGTAATGCCAAGCAGTACCAAGCCAGCCACGATTAGGCTTGCTTATTGGGTCTTCAGTACCATACTTGGCAATAAGATCTGCCTGTTGTGCTGGTGTGTACTTAGTAGTAAACACTTTGTTAGCCACATTAGAAGGCAGGTTAGAAAGTTGTCTGTGTGCAGATTGTGCTTTGCCAAAAGACTCAAGAACTTTAAGTTCCTTCTCAGAAAGACCTGCTGCTGCTGCGGCTGCTTTTAGATTGTCAGCCATTAATTTCCTTTTGCTAAAGCATCCTGATAAAGGATAATAATTTCGCCTGTAGTGTCATATGGAATCATCTTTGCTAATGTGTCAGATAGTTTGACTTGTGCAAACTGTGACTGCATACCTAAGATTTCTGGACCTGCTCCTGGACCCACTGCAACCCCTGTAGTGATTTCTTCACCAGGGCGTTGTGATGGTGCAAATAATGGTGTCAGTTCTCCTTGTGACATACCAGCACGTGCTGCAGCCTGAACTTGACCTGTTGGTAATCCGCGAACATCTGGTGTTCTAGCGGTAGGTGCTCCTGCTATAATTTCTTGCATAGCCTTACGGTCACCGTAATTTTCTGATGGTGGTAAATCTTCACGCACAGAGAACTTACCTGGGCCTGATACACCTCTGATTGGGTTATCTGCCATCGGTTTCCTCCTCTATCGTTTCTAAATCGTTTGCAAATTGTTCCCATACTTTGTTTACTTTAGA